ATGTTGGTAATGTCATCGTAGCCTACTCCTTGTATATGGCATTCAAGGAATTTGTGCATAGCCGTGCCTACTGACGCCGCTTGGTTCTTAATCTCCTCTGCCGTCTCTTTGCCAACTCGATTGCGCCACGCGTCGAGACCCTTCTTGTCTTCTTCGGACTTGGTTGCGGAGATAATAGTTGTGACAGACGGGAGAAACTTGCCTTGACCTTCGTAATGACGTTTGCCGTTGATCGTCTTTCGTTTGACGTCTCCATAAGGATATTTCTCCGTAATCAAAGAAACGGGTTTAGCTGTCTGAATGCCCATTCAATTTTAGTGATTTGACTTTGTCTTTTGCGAGATGTTCAATAAGTTTGGCTAGTGAGAACGTAATCCCCAGTTCTTCAGACATATGCTCTTTCACTAAATTTAATTCTTTGTATGCTTCTTTCGAAATAGAAACAGACGAATATCGATTGATATCGGGCATCGTGCTACCTTTCTTTATATGTTCATAGTTATCTTGTGACTTCGCGACCAGTTTCCTGCTCGAACGTAACAGTAAGACTCTTTAGCTCGCTTTGCAACTGTTCTATTTGTTGTTTGAGCAATTTATTCTCTTCGTGTAGTCTCACGTTATCAAAGTCACTACCAAACAAAAAGTTTGGTAAAAAATTATCGTCCATACAGATTCCTCCATATTTTATTATAATCTCCTACACTATATAGTAGATTACTATTGACTGTCAACCATATATTGATATTATTGAGAAAAAGAAAGAGGAGCTATGCGAAAAGAATTACCAAACAGAAGACCGGCCTTTGCATTTGGTATTGCAGACAGGAACGGCACACCCTACAGACTGACAACATCGTTTGATGATGGTAAAGTAAAAGAGATCTGGATAAACGGTGGTGGCAAAGTAGGAACAGAACGACATGATACACTAACAGAGATTGGTCGTATCATATCCGTTGCCCTGCAACATGGCGTGCCATTAGAAGAGCTTAAATCTTGTGCCACCTATCACTCTGATGGCAAACCTGCAACGATTATTGGTGAAGTGTTCGACGCGATTGACTTTGAAAACTAGTCTTCATCAAACTCTGGTTCAAAGATAATATCACCGAGGGTGACATCTGACGAGTCTGGTTCGAACTCAAACTTTAATTTTTCTGTGGTCTGTTCTATCAAGTCCGACACACGTAACGGAATATAGATGAGCTTGCCATTCTTGTACTGACGGAACTGTTCTTTGCACAGCCGACAAAAGTATTTGTCGTCTTTGATTCTGCGCATAGTTGTCAGACTCTTGCACCCGGGGCACAAGGAGACGTCAATAATATCGGCGCTCACTTTGCCTCTCCCCAATTCTTTGCCAGTGCATAGTCAACAACACTTGGTACATTTAATTCTACGCAGTCCTCCATTTTCTTTTTTATACTGAGTGCCTCGCCTTTGTTTTCAACAGATATGTTTAGTTCGTCATGCACTTGTATGTGAGGTATGATACCATCTTCCTCGTACAAGTCCACCATTGCTTTCTTTGTTTGGTCGGCTGCAGAGCCTTGAATTAATTTGTTTAATGCCTTGTACGTTCCGGCGCGCTTGTAATTACCGTGACCCAATGCATCGATTGCTTCTTCTTTTGTTTTGTAAAAACCTTTCTCACCAAACTTACGCGGCTCAAAGAATGGAAAGCGACAGTGCCTACCAAGAAGTGTTTTGATCTCACCTCGTGCCGATGCTTTGTCCATGACATTGTATGTCAACTGTTTTACGAACGGCACTTTGTTTTGGTAAATAGATACGATCTCTTCTGCTTCTTCTTTGTCAATACCAAGCTCGTTCATCAGTTTGCCTTTGCCCATGCCATACATCATGCCAAGATTAATCGTCTTTGCTTGTAATCTTGATATCTGTGCAATCTCTGCAACCATCTCGTGGAAGTCTGCTTCGCCTGACCGGTAGCCGTTGACAATTGATCGTACATCAAGTCCATCTGAATATGCGTAATGCACAACCAAACGTGGCTCTTGTTGTGAGTAATCGAATGTGCCCCACTGCATACCGTCTTCAGGTATAAACAAACTACGAATCAGTTTTTTAATTTTTTTGTTACGTGATGGAATCTGTTGCAAGTTAGGATTGCTGTAACTAAATCGTCCTGTGACTGTGCCGCCGTCATCACTGCGCATCTGGTGAATCTCAGCGTGTATCCTGCCTTTGTGTTGGTGTTTAAGAATTGTGTCAATAAATGTTGTATTGGCTTTGTTTATCTCTCTGGCTTCGACAATCTTCTTTGCAATATCATGCTCGTGATTTGATAAAAAGTTTTTGGTAAAACTAGGCGCTTCTGTTTTTGGTGTTCGCGGATACTTGATTCCAAGCCTGTCAAAGGCTTGTGCAATCGACGCAGCAGCCCATATCTCTACATCAAGACCACATATCTTTTTTATTTCAGACATCAGCTGTTTTTCTTTTACCGACAGCTCTTTCTTTGCAATGTCTGCTTGCTCAAGATCTACACGCACACCCTTCATACGCATGTCGATCAAACAAGGTTGCAGCCTGGTTTCCAGGTCGTAGATGTCTTGTAGTTCTTGTTTGTCGATCTGTTCTTTGTTGAGCAGATACAGATCGTACGTCAGTCGTGCATCGTATTCTGCATACTCTCCAACATGCATCGATGGTAACTTGTACATCTCTTTTTTAGGATCAACACCAAACTCTTTGGCCGCCGCGATCAACAAGTCTTCGTTTTTTGTTCGACCGAGTTTATCTTTGGCCAAACTGTTTAGTGTGTAGGAATATCTGTTCTCATCAAGCAAAGCGCTTGATATCATTGTGTCGTGTATCTTACCGTTGACCGTTATGCCTAGACTTTTGAGCCAGCCTAAATCGTACGATGCGTTGTGAAAAACTTTATCACAATCTAGTTTAGCAACAGTCTTGAACCATTTGATAACCTTTGTTTTATCTAAATTACCACCGTTGTGTGCAATGGGATAGTAGCCCGCCCAATCAGCCGTGGCCACAGCGATCCCGGTTACATAACCGTTGCCCGTTGCCCATCCAGAACCATGCGTTGTTAGTTGTGTGTCACATGTTTCTAAGTCAATTGATATTAATTTTTCTTTTGACAGGTCAGGAAAGTGTTCCTTCGGTGTCCACTCCGTGGGCGCGTTGTATACAAATTTATTCATACTGCTCCTTAAGTTTGTTTAAAAACCAAATGGCTTTATCTAAATCTTCTATGGGCTTGCCTTTGTGCTCGTGACGCCAAATATATTTTATGGCTGAACCTTGCAGGTAAAATTTAAATCCGTCTCCAAGACAAGATTTAATTGCATCAATACACTCTATATCCCCTTGTTTATAATGTGGAGGATGATTGACATTGTCGCTCATCGCCAACCACCTGCTTGTTTTGTGTATTCTATACGCTCTTCACCAGTTACATCTAATCTTTTAACACAATGATTTTCCGTAACGTTTAACGTGCAACTTTCTGTCCAGTTGTACCAATCGTCTGATTTTTCAGACAAGTCAATTAAAGAAATATTTGTAAAATGAAAGACGGCTAAATAAATTTTATATTTATGTCTGTCAGGTCTAGTAAGATCTCTTACCCAGTTTCTTATCCAGCTTATGTTTTTTAATTGATAATTGTAGCCAAAAGTATCACACTGTGAGTTAGAAGTATATCTAACCTCTACAAAAGCTTTTTGTGGAATCCACAAATCAATCGGAGACAAAGGACCTTTAAAAATATAATCTTCATATCCTTGGTCAGGTTTTGCATAAAGTTCTCTTGTTTTTAAAATACAAGAATTATCGAATAAGTCTGTTTCTAATAATTTATCCACCACTAAATCTTCTGTCCACCAATATCGAGTGTTCACTAGTATCTCGTTGTCGTTAAAACCGGTTCTCTCATAAAAAGGTTCATAAGGTTTATCAAACTTTCTTATATTAAAATATTTGCTTAATTGTTCTTCGTTCATAACGCTAATTTAAAATGCATTGTTGTTTGCGGTAACAACACATGCAGTTCCTCCTTTGCTCTGGTTGCACCAACATAGAAGACGCGTTGTTCGTCGTCAGAGTCTTTCTGATATGATTGATATGTCTTTATGTTCATGTCTGTCGTTAGTAATACATTATCACATTCTCCGCCTTTTGCTGCATGAATTGTTGATATTTTTATTCTTGGTGGTTTTGTAATGTCTTCATTTCCCATGCCAAGGCGCAATAAATATGCTCTGTCTTGTAAATTAATTTTGTCTAATGCTTTGTGCCACTCGCCCACACTGAAAGGACCAAAGAGTATTGTTAGTGTGTCAAGATCGTAAAGATGTTTATCGTTCATCATGTC